AGCCACACCCGAGAATACAGTTAAGCACCAAGACGCCAGAGACAGTGTACCTGCCGCGAGGACCACAATTTAAGATGTCATAGACTGGAGCTTTTCGAGAATGCCAGCCAAGAACGAAGCCACCTACGTGGTCCACACACGCGTGTGCTTCATCCGACGTATATTCCCTGGCGATATAATCTTCTCCTACTGGCAGATTCGTGCCGTTGAGTTCGGTCCCAATGCACTGGTAGTGTCCGCATGCGGCCAGCCCGAATGGTACCGGCCCGCCCTGCGTAAAGACTCCATGATCTGCCGTTGCTGAAAGTCCGCAGTAGCTTATGACCGGCTTACACCCCTGATAAATAACTCCGTCGTGGCGAACCCACTCCACGCCGTCCCATACCCTGTCGTCAACGGACACATTTTCTATGGGCTTCAAGCCATTGTCGGTAAGGACCAGACTCCCTTCCGCCACGCACGTCTTGCCCAACTGGCGCTCAAGCTTGTCGTCCTTCGTAACCTTCCGGTGGAAGATCGCGCCAGCCATTTCACAGTATATATCCGCACCGTCTCGGAACATCTGGACGGCTTCGTTTTCTTCCGCCAGCCACATGACGTTACGCGCTTCGATACTAGAGTAGTCCGCGACGACAAGATCCTTTCCGTCCTCCGCGACAATCATAGACCGGAGCGCGGACGAAGCATGGGGCATGGGGTCGTCAAGGACAAGCTGCGAGTACTCAAGATCCCCCGTGGCGAGAGCAGGGAGAGACACACCAGCCTTAAACCCCTTGTGCGGCCTGGGGAGGTTCTGAAGCTGTACTCCGGTGCCCGCGTATCGGCCAGTACTGGCCCCGTGGTACACAAGGTTGTTGCGAAGCCTGCCGTCAGCACAGGTCATGTTCAGGAAGGCTTCATATTTCGCCGTGGAAGCCTTACCCAAGCTCTGCCTAATCTCCAGAGCCTCTCGTACTTCCGGGCCTATATCCTTGCGTTCCAGGGCCGCTGAGATAGCCGCCTTATCGGCTGACTGGAGAAGCGTGGATTCGTGCTTGGCATTCACCCACTGGACGAAGGCTGCGACCTGCTTTGGCGACTTGACCTTGCCCCAAGTCATCTTGGCCATGCGGTCAAGAAGCTTCTCTTCATGCTGCTGTACGAGAGAACGAATTGCCTTGACTGCGGGTATGTCCACCCGAATCCCACGGTCGTTCATCTTTACGGACAAGGCCCAGATACGCCGCTCAGACGGCGGGAGACTGCCGCCAAGGGCGGTAGACAGCGCGTGTTCAGCCTCTACGTCCTGGATACAGTAGCGGTACAGCGCCACAAGATCTTCCGGTTTCTCATGCCAACTGCCGTCTTTCTTGGGCTTGCACATCTTAAGCATGAGCCTGTGGCCAACGGCGTCTTTCTGGATATCAAGACCCAGAGCCTCGCCAGCAGAAGCCAGCTTACGAGGGAGAGCGAACATCGACGCCAGGGCCATAGAGCACGTAATCTGTTCCGGTTTCAGTATGGGCCAGCCGTGGCGCGGAGCGCAGACGGAGTTCCATATGGCAAACTCGAACATCGCGTTGTGCGCTTCGATCACGGTAATCTCAGGCACGAAGATTTCTGCTGCGGTAGCCAGGGGGAGACCGTGCCCCTCTGGCAGCATGGCCGCGAATACTTCAGGAACGAAGATCTTGGGTGCTCCGTCCTCAAGCTTCGCGGCCATGCACATGACTTCTGTGCTCGGATGCTGCGCGTAGGCGTAGGTGCCAACGTCTTTGATCTCCGCTCTGCTGCGGGTCTCAAAGTCTATGGTGAGCTTCACTGGCTGATCCTCCGCCGCGCCTTTCGCTCCCACTTAACGGCCAACGCCTCCAGCTTGACATACTCCCGCTCCGCCGTTGACAGCCTGGAGTACAACTCGATCTTCTCAGCCCTCAAGTCCTCGTTCTGCTCATAGAGAGCATAGGTGGACCAGCAGAGCGCACAACACGCCACTACCAGAAAGCCGACGATAAAATCTTTCATCCCAAATCCCCCTAGTCCGTAAAATCGTCCTCATCCTCTTCCGGTTTCCGCATCCTCCCATTTCACGGGCGGCAAAGGCGGCTGGCCCATGGGCCGTTCACCGTCCTGGCCAACCCACTTCATCCACCCGTCCTGAACGTGAACCCACCGCCCCATGTCAGCCCCCAATCGGCTCCTCGTTGCTGCCCAGCGTATTCAGCAATTCCGGCGTGACCAGTCCTAGCCCCGCGCTTGGGTCAACTTTCAACACCTCTTTCTGGAGGTTCACCAAGGCCAGCCGTTCGCGGCTTTCGCGCTCCCGTTCACGGGTCAGGGCATCAATCTCGACATCCTTGTTTTTCAGCGCAAGCTCCTGCTCTTTAAGAGGGTCGGTCTGCGGCATGTCCTTGTCAATGGACGCTTCCACCTGCATTCGCTTGGTGTCCGCGTCCTGCTTTTTAATCATCAATTCCGCCTTGACCTTCTGAACCTCCGGCGGCTCCTTGCCCAAAGCAGACATGGGCACCATGAACTGTTCCGGGTTACTCCAGCCCATCGCCTGCAACGAGGCCGTCAGGACCGCAATCGGGTCCATCAGCGTGGGATTGGCGGCCTTCAACTGGTTCAGGCCCATGACCTTCATCATGCGCTGCGTCTGCGATGACGTGTTCGGATCGGCCTGCGGAACCAGATCGTAATCGTCCAGAGCCTTTACGAACTGCGTTTCATCCCACGCGATTGTGGGCCGCTTGTTGCGCTTCCACAGGGCTTCTGGATGCTCGCGGAAGCACCGGAACAGCAGTTCAAATTCCTGCGCCTGCGCGGTGTGAATGCGCTTGTGAACCGAATTGAGAACCTTGGTGGCTTGGTCAATCAGGGCCAATGTGGTGCCGACCGGCGCGTCCGCACGGCCCTCGCCAACCTGCAATTCCGCCGTGCCGCCAACCCGCTGCGCCGCCTCCTGGATGGAGGTCAGAAGCTGCACCATGGCCGGGCCTGGCTCCTTGTAGGGCAGCGGCATGATGGCATCTTTAAGCGCCATGCCATTGGTCTTGACCAGCGAGCCACCACCGGGGGGAACGCGGAAGATATTGGTGTTCTGTCGGGCGCCGGTGTCGGCCATGAGGAAGCCGGGGAAGTTGGCAAACATGCCTGCGTCCAGCATTTCACGGGTCAGCGCGGTCGCGGCGTTGGTCAGGTTGCCCATGATGTGGAGCAAGCCGATATCGTAGAAGCCAAGGCCTGGCACGAACGTATATTTCACGAAGTTCATGCGCGGTTCGGCCATTTCGTCATCCTTGTCATAGTTGCGGATGATCGAAAGGATTTCGCGGGTCGAAACGTCAATCGTGACGATGTAGGGCACTTGCAGGCCGGTGGCTTTCCCCTTCAGCTTATGCTCAAAACCGGGCAGGTCCAACTCGCAATAGCACTCGTAAATCTCCCGGTCGTTGTCATCAAGAGACAAGGTTTCCGGGGAGACGCCTTGCTGTGTGTTTTCCGCCTGCTTGACGGCATCCGTGTCCGGGGCCTGTGCCGCCGTCAGGGGAATGTCGCGGTAGACTTCCAGGATTTGCAGCCGCTTGACGGTGGAGGGCTTCATCATCACGCGGTGGGTGATGCGGCGGGCGTTGCGCAGGTCTGTCGCGGTGGCATTAACGATCAGATCGTCGGCATCGACGCGCTCGGAGACGGGCCGCTGGCGCAACGGGCAATAGTAAATCTTTTTAAAAGTAGTTCCAAACAGCCCCAGCTTGAAAAACATCTGGTCGGTGTCGGGATAGTATTCCGAAGCCGTGACAGTCAGGTAATGGTTCATGTCCTTTTGCAGGGCATTGGCCATCAGGTCGCGCTTGACCGTGGAGCCATCGGTGGAATCGTCCCGGATTTTCAGGGGGCCATCGACGGGCAGAAACTCGCCCCGGCAGTTGGCCTGAAACCGCAGATTGGCCTCCAGCAGGAGGGGGGATCGAACGCGGGACATGCCCTCAACGGGTGCGCCGTCTGCCGATCCTTGGGTGCCGGGCGTTTCGATTGTCAGGCCGAGCAGCTTGATGCCTTCGGCGCAGGCTTCCATCCAGTCGGTGCGGGAGGTCTTGTCGTCCTCGATGCCCCGCAACAGGTCGTTGGCGACGCCGGACAGGAGTTGGCCGTCAACGTCATCGACCAGATTACGGAACCACCGCTGGTTCTTGGCGGTGTCGTCCGTAGTTTCCTCTAAAGGACGGTTGTCCATGGCGACCATGACGGTGCCATCGTCATAGATCACCGTGGTTCCGTCGCCTTCGGGGCTGGCTGTTGGGTCGGCAATCTCGACATCCACATCCTGCCCTACCTCCGGCTCCTCAGCCCCGACAAGGCGTAGCGTGTGACCTAGACCTTGCTGCACTTCGTCTGACTCCGGCGGGGCGTTGTGTGACCGCTAAACTATCACGGAATAGCCCTGGGGTCTATTTTTGCCATTTTGGCCTCCCATTGGTCATGCTCGTTGGAAATAAGGCGGTCCAATCGGTTGGCCCGGTCGCGTTCGGTATCCAGTTCCCGTGAAATCTTTTCATGGATATCCCGGTGAACCCAAGACGTTTCCCACAAAGGCGGCAGCCCGTCGCCGACTTTTTCGGTCAAATTCCATGCTTCTACTGTCGCCTTTAGAGATTCCATCTCTTTCAAAAGGATCAAGCCAGATGTCCCAGCCATAGATGCATGATGGGTCAGAGCCATGAATTTTGCCTTGAGGGCGACATTCTCAAGACGAACAGATTGAAGTTCCTCGCCAAGCTGGGCGATTTCAGCGTCCTTCTTTTCGTTTCCGTCGCGCCCTCTAATCTGCCACCACTCTCCAAGATAATCAGGAAAAGCCTTCCCCTTTGCCATATACCATTCGCGCGTCATCTTAATCAGGTTCATGTAACTTTTCCTTTTCCGTTAAC